GCCTTCTATACCCAGCACGTACCGCAATGCCTCAAGATAATCTTCGGTGTATTTCATTTCTCCATCTCCTGAAGCTCTGCAAGACATACACACATTTGCGCAGCATCCTGTTCCGCGTTCGCTTTTTCGGCGCGCTCCAACGCGGGACGAATAAACGACAACCCAAACGCGCCAGTGGGTCCTATCGCCTCATAAGACTCTTTCAATTTATGCACCCGCGCGATCTCTTTAGGTAATTCTATTCCTACTGAATTCATTATTCTTCCTTCACGTTGCCTCCACCCGCACCTTTAACATCGGCACCACCGGTTCCATCAACCTCCAAAGGTTCGGGCACAGGTAGGCGGCCAGGCACAATCTCCTCATCATCTTCTATGCCTTCAATATGCTCCTTGGCCGCGTCAATAATAGCCTCCGCCACATTGTCGTCCAAACCACAAACCAAGGTCAAGAACTCCATCGGTGGGATTAGGGTATCCACGCCGCCGGTTATGTATTTCGCAAACGCCTCCGTCTTCTTCACGGCAACATCCGCCTTGTCCTTTTCGTTTGGCACGGTAATATCAGGCCACTCCACCGTCCACCCCTGCGGCTCGGCTGTGGGCGACAACACACCATAATCGACAAGCCTTTGCAATACCAGGTCGATAAGCATTGGCGTCACATAACGTTGCTGCCGGTTTTGAATGCGCCCGTCCCATGCCCTAGTCGCTTGGTCACCACTGACCACACCTTCTTCAATACCCATAAACACCCGGTAGGGGACACCAATAGTAACGCAAATAGCTTTTACCTGCACTTCAAAACTTGGCGTCGGGTCACTTATTTGTGGGGCCAGGCTTTTAGCAGTCATACCATTAAGCGCAATATATCGCTGAAGACTATTATGAAAATTAAACATCACTTCACGGGTAGTTTCTTCATCCAACTCCGTATTTTCCATCCCTGGTGTGGTCTCCAAACTTATACCAGGGAACGCACCACACCAAAACATCTCACCATCAGCACCCAATATCTTCCGCAAGTCATACAACCGGTTCCACACCGGCTCCTGACGTGGGGTACCCAGCACTTCCGACGTTTTACGGTTGTCGGCGATGTGGCTAATACGGGTCCAATGCACTGTCGCCTCGGTACCGTTGGGTGCGCTAACGGTCGCACCACTCTCCAGGTTCCGTGGGTCTGCCAATGTAAGGGTGTAGCTATTTGGCAAGCCAAACCGGGGGCTTTTTGGACTTTGTTCATAGGTGGCTATATTCACCAACGACGCATCAAGTACACGGATATAGATGATGTTCCTGTCAGTGGATGCTTTACCAGTACGTTCCTTACCAGTACGTTCCTTACCGGTCACCTCCTCCCAGCTTTCCCAACCATCCACAGGGGTCCGAAGCTCCTTACCATCATCAATACCCCATAAGATAATGCCGTAGTGCCCGACGCCACTGAGTTCATCGGCCCGCTGCATGTAGTGCATCAGGTGGTGGCGTGCGTCGAGGGCTTCCAGGTCTTCTTCGAATGCTGTGTTATTTTCGGGGTCCGGGTCTTCAAAGATTTTGGGAAACTTTTTCCATGTCTCCTCCGGATATACGTTGACTACCCGGCGGCCTATTTCCCGGTCATACATGCGGCGGAGCTGCTCATCACTAAGGACCTTGGGGTACCCGCATTCCTCATCAATGTCCCGACGTGGGTCAAAAAGACTTTGTAGCAAGCCCGCTCGCGAGGTCATGGCATTCAAGACCATTTCGGGGTTTTCAAACATGGTGTTGAATATTGTCTTATTTGAAACTTTTGGGGCTTCTTCTTTTTGGGCCGCCATGCGAATTCTCCTTGGTATGGTTTATGGGAACAAGGTGCCTGGAGGCATTATACACCATCCGGCCCCGTATGGCTACCCCTTGCAATGGCCTTTATGTTTTGTAGCCCGTGCCTCCACATTCCGCACACGTCGGGTTTCCACCATAACAAGCCAAACACCGGGGGAACGTAAACCGAGTCCCCGATGAGGTGCGGGTAACTGTGGACATCTTGAGTATCTCAGCCATTTTATCAGCAGTGATGCCACCACTACCAAACCTGCCTCCCGTCTTGGCCTTAAACTCATCCCGCTGTTTACGTATTGCGTCCGCCACAAAACTACCCCGAGGCCGCTGTGATGGCCTTGTACCGAGCTTGGGTTGTTCTGCACCTTCGCCGACACCCATACAGGCCAGACACACCATAGGCGCACTACCCTGCGAAATATCCTTTGCCACCTTACTCAGCGCCCACAACTGGGAAACGCGCGCCTGGCACCCCCATGCACACAAGCCCGGCGGCCTGCACACTGGTCACTTCATCTAGTTGTACATAGGTGGTGGTCATTCAGATTCCTGCGTGCCCGTCATTTGGGCGTATGTCTTAGCCTCGAATTCGTCATTAGCCACACAATCAGCACACACCTCACCCATAGCTTCTGGGCCGTGGATGCATATATCACATGAGCCTGAATTCGCCTTTGGTGGGTGGTGTTTGCCCAGTGCTACCCGTGCAATGTTACCTCTGTGACGTACTTGTTTACTTGGTAAAGCAATCTTCTCCAACGCCTTACGAAACTTCTTATTCTCCGCCTTGAGTGCATCGTTGGCCCGGACCTTTTCCAGCATAATCTGCTCGCCATTGGTCCAATTCTGGTTCACGGTTAACATTTGGGCTAAGGAATCGGCAAGCTGCTTTTCAAGTTTGGTTATCTTGGCATTCTGTTTGCGCCACGTCTTCTCCCATGCGATCTTAGATCCCACGAGTTGTTCTTCAAGTTCGTCAATGCGGTTTAAAAACGGAGCCGGGCTCGGGCCAATGGGCGGCTTAAGTAACTCGCCCCCCTTGTCTGTATAACCTGCATCTAAGAGCTGTTTTTCCAATCCCCTCTCCCGTTCTGTGTGCTTGTGCAAGGCCTCACACGCCTTATCATATGCCGCTTGTGTTGGGGCACGCTCTGTCAAGGAACCTGGACGAAGTTGTTCTTCCAATTCAGCCACCCGCGCACTATCAGTGATCCGTGGCACCCGAATTACCCAATACCCGTCACTTCGCTCAAACTGCTCTACATGAACACGTGTTCTTGTCTCGTCTCTAACCCCAATAAACCTAGAGAGAGGCTCTTGATAAAGAGGGCTGTCAAAAACAATATCAAAGTAACCTTTCGTGCCATTACAAGCATCCACCTCCTCCTTCACAGGTTCCTTACTTATAGGCATCATCACATCATAGTCGTTGTCAACGTCCAAGCAGGGTGAACATTCCTCGCTACCATAATTCGCGCAATGTGTATCACACGCCCATGGTTTTCCTAAACGTCTTAACTCCGCCCCCATCGCACGTCTTACCGCCATCGAACGTTCACATTGCGCTTCCAGCTCGACTATGCGTTGGTTGAGTGGGTGCTTACCACAACCCAGCACATGCTCAGTGATGAGTTTCTTGCCCTCCTCCTCCTCATCACCAGGGGCTGTATAGATTGTAATGCCACAGAATGCACAATAGGTAGCTATCTTGTGCTTGTCCTGGGCCACCTTCAGGCCCTTTTGCTGTTCGATAATATGTTCCCGCATTTCTACATAAGACCCAACACAAGCATCAACAGCATCGCAGACATCGCCACGAAGTTCAAGCCGCCGGACCTGATTCTGCAAAGTCTCCAGCCACAAATCATCAAATGGTGTTTTCATTTTAATTCTCCTTTCGCCCGTTGGTTAAAAATTGACCAATCAGTATAGGCGGTGCATTCCTTGAACATTCTTCAAAAGCACCCAGCTCCGTTATTAACTGTTTAATCGTCTTGGGCTCTGATCGCTGTGAACACGCCATACTTCCAGGTTCGTGTAAACTTATGCATTGGTGGCATACTGGGCAAAGGTAACTCATCTCAACTCCCCTTTCCTTTTATTATCAACACCTATTCGCCAACGTACTCAATTCCCCTATCCCCGGGTTTGAGATCTGGGCCAATATAATTACCATACGAAAAAGCCACAATCAATTCCAATTCTTCGGAGCCTTCCACTAACTCCTCAGTTCCTTTTTGAGAAACACCCAACATCTTTGCCGCTTCCCGAATGGTTAATATGCCATCAGGTGTAGGCACACATTTCTTCGCCGCAGCTACCACCTTCTTCTCCATGGCCTCCATTTCTTTGAAGACACGGTTCAATTCCCTGGAAGTGCTCATGGTTTTTCTATTCCTCTTCACCCTTGCCACCATCTTTCTCCTCGGTTGTGCTTACCTTCTACCCATAGTGTCGGTACAAGGTGGCCTTACGGCATGGCCTAACCAAAAGACACTACCACGGCCCGCACGACGGCGTCTTTGGCCTCCAGCAATTTCCGCAACGCCACGGTCCGCTCCGGCCCCGCGCTGATGTTATCTTCTATGATTACCGGTTCATTTACAATAGTTGCCCTATACACCACACGCCGGTGCAACCAAACCTCAAAGTGGGCTATCGGCGTGTGTCGGTGTATCGCAAGGCACCGGTGGCAAAGGTGTACCCAGCCCCCGTAAATGGCGACACTGTGGCGAGACGGGGCCGCAGTGCAACGCTGGCAAGGCACCCCCTGGCAGTCTGGGCGGGTTTTTGGTGGTGTTTCCATGTGTAGCCCTATTCCCGGGGTGCTTTTGTGCAATACTCATTATCAAAGTCCCCGCGATGCTGAAACCAATTAGGGCCAAAATTACTTATACCACTAACCTCACGGCCAGCGGGTCGGGCCACGTGCTCAAAGGGACTCCAATGCCCCTTTTGGTAGAGGTTATGGTAAAGGGCAATATCCGCTTCGATATCGCGTTTGCCTTCATGTGTAAGATAACTTATGCGGGCACACCGAGCAACACTCGCTTGAACCGCGTGCTCTGTGTCAAGGGCATCATCATATGAAAAACCAAATAGAGGCAAATGCCACTCATCGGGTTTCAGTTCCTCCGGGATGTGGCCATCAAACAGTTCCCGGGCCATGTACGCAATCTTTTGGATGTGCGGCTCCGCGTCCGGATGGCACCGCAACTTGAAGAAGTTCTCCCAAGCGTGGTCCACACCACTGGCAATGACGGTAATCCACATCCACGGCTCAACGATACGGTTGACGATTTGCTTGTGAAGGCCTATTTCGTGAAGGTTTTTAGCAAAACGCAAGGCCGCATCACGTGCAAGCAGCCATTCATTTTTACAACAAATAGGCAAAGGATGTTCCCCGCCCGCCTGCATCCCCGGCTTATTCAAC